AATTAATATTGCTCAAGGCAATAACAGGCAAACATAGGCATGAAAAAAGACAAAGAACTAAACGATATAACTAGGCTGTACGATAGATTTATTAGGCAATGCCCAGGCACAGAAGAATACACGCAAAGGCTCGCTGATGAAACTCGAATCATCCTTAAACTACGTTTCGTAGACTACTTCATCCAAATATGTGACATACTAGCAATAACCAGAGACATCACCCATATGACTCGTGGTAGTGCTGGTTCGTCTTTAGTCTGTTACCTACTTGGCATAACAGATGTGGATCCTGTGAAGTGGGGCATACCTATTGCACGATTCTTAAATCCTACCAGAGATGACCTACCTGATGTTGATATTGATTTTCCCCATCATCGTCAGGAAGAAGTCATGAATAGAATATTCAAACAGTGGCCCGGACGCTCGGCTCGTATATCAAACTACGTGCTATTCAAAGATAAGTCGGCCAAGCGTGAAGCGGCCAAACGTTTGGGTGCAAAAGGTAGACTCCCTCGCAGGTTCACATACGAATCAGTTGGTGTTGATCCAGAAGAAGCAAAAAGGATTGAACGAAAACTGATGGGCAAGAAGAGATGTATATCAAAACATTGCGGAGGAATATTAATGTTTACAAGACAATTACCAAAAAGTTTATTCACAGCAGAAAATCAAATACTGTTAGACAAAAATGAAGTTGAAGACCTAGAACACCTAAAAGTTGACATACTGGCCAACAGAGGACTAAGCCAATTGCTAGAAGTGGATCCTGTGACGAGACTTACAGACTACCCTACAGAAGACAAAGCGACATCTGATTTATTATGCAGAGGTGACGTGTTGGGTGTTACACAAGCAGAGTCACCTGCCATGCGAAGATTGTTTAGAGCCATACAACCTAAGTCAATGAAAGATTGTGTTTTTGCAACTGCACTGATAAGACCAGTGGCAGTATCAGGTAGAAAAAAAGCAACCATGTTTCATGATTGGAGTCAGGAAAAAATGGAAGACACAATTGTGTATGAAGATGATGCTATCGATAGGATATCAGAAGTTTTAAAAATAGACAAGTACGAAGCAGACATGTATCGTAGAGCGTTTGCTAAAAAGAACGAAGAGAAAATATTTGAATTCACCACTCGACTGGGTAACCATCCTAAGAAAAATGCCATAATAGAAATGTTACAAAGTTTATCAGGATTTGGATTATGCAGAGCACACGCGGTTAATTTAGGTAGACTAATTTGGGCATTGGCCTATCAAAAAGCACATAATCCAGAAAAATTTTGGCAAGCCTGTTTGAAACACTGTCATGGATCATACAGACGTTGGGTATACAGAACAGAAGCAAAACGTGTGGGCATAAACGTAGTGACTCCTTCAAAATCAGACAGTTGGGACACTCCACAGTTTCAATATAGAAAGTATGGTTGGTGGTCCACAAAAGATTTTATGCCGGGCATGTATGTGAAAGAATTATACATGGACAAAGTTGAGTTTGCAGGAATGATTGCTAATGGTCGAGTGTTCAGAGGTGACAAAGGCAAATATGTGACATTTTTAACACTAGGAGTTGGCAACGGACAATACATAGATGTTACCATACCAAAACCGTTTTCATATCATGATCATGATGTAGTGTGGGGCCAAGGCACCGTAAGATATTCAAACAATTCAGAATTTATACAGTCCTTTGATTCGAAAGGATTCGCACTTGAAAAATTCCGTCAGATGTAATAAAATACATTATGGGTTCAGAAACAACAAAAACAGAATGCTTGGTAATATATCAAACGTCTAAACCATACATAAAAAATTTTCATACAGCAATCGATATTGGATGCAAAGACGGCGATTTTACAATACCTTTGTCAAAAAATTTTAAAACTGTAAAAGCATTTGATTATAGGAAAAGAAAAAACTTAATAAAAAGACTGCCTGCCAACACAGAATTTTTTGAATTTGCACTAGGTGATAAAGTTGGCAAAGTGAAAAGTTATGGCGGCGTAATATTAGATAAACGGGGCAATCGGAAAAAGCCTAAAGTGCCAGTTCAACAAAAAACACTAGATAGTTTTAATTTTTCTAACGTAGACTATATCAAAATAGATGTAGAAGGACATGAATTAAAAGTTTTAAAAGGGGCCACAAACACTATAAAAAAATACAATCCGTTGATTATTATGGAAGAAAATGGTTCAGCAGTTCTGTGGAAAAAAGGTAAATCTAATGAAGCAATAGATTATCTATTAAGCCTGAATTATAAAATAGTTGACAAATGGAAAAATGATTACATAATGGAGAGCAATGCCTTACGTGGTTAATCAAAAATGTGTGCTTTGTAAACACACCAGTTGTGTTGAAGTTTGTCCTGTAGACTGTTTCTATGAAGGCGAAAACATGCTGGTCATCAATCCTGATGTATTGACTGTGGGGTGTGTGAACCTGAATGTCCTATAGATGCTATAGAACCAATGGACAGTGGAGAACTTGTGGACTTCAACAAAAAATATGCAGAGCAATGGCCTCAGATCACAAAGAAAAAAGATCCATTACCTGAGCATGAGAAATATAAAGATGAAGACGATAAAATTACCAAGTATTTCAAAGGAAAATAATAGAGCGAAGCGAAGCGTAAATTTTAAAAAAAAGCGGTAGCGTAAATTTGCGTAAGAAAGATCTTTGAAATTAAATACTGGTAATGACAATAAAATATCACCTCAGCAACGGTTGTAGTTTCAGCACAAAGAAGAAATACCTCAGTTGCCACCAGAAACTGGGAGAACTTTTAAGTCTAGAGCCAACCATGAACCTTGCCAAAGGAGGCAGAGGCAATGACAGGTGTGTGCAAACGACCATGCACTGGTTCCTGAAAAATCCCGAACGCATGAAGGACACCTTTGTCAGCATAGGCTGGAGCAGTGGACACAGGTGGGACTACATACACAAACTCAAAACACAGGAGTTGATAGACAGGGGCGTAAAAGGTTACAAGTTCGAAGTGGCCAAGTTCTCAAGACAGTGGGCATCATGGCGAACGTGGGAACAGGACTGGA